CGTTCCAGGGCGAGGCGTTTGTCCTGCTCGACCTTTTGCTGCATCGCTGCCGCCTGGGTCATTCGATTGAGCGTCTCGGACTGCGATTGCGCCAGTTGCGCCAGTTGCCTGCCGTACCGCCACTCCTGGAGCCGCCACGCCAACATGGCTGGGCCACCGATCAGCAGCGCCACTAATACAACGACACCTAACGTCCGGCAGGAAAACGACATCAGGCCGAAGGTTGGCATAACACTTCCCTCGCCCGCGCCCAGAGTTGCAAGCGATCCTGCAAGCCATTCAGGCCGCCATTGATGCGGCGGGTAATACTGTTGAACTGGTCACGATCAGCCAGCTCGTTCAGGCCGTTCTGCGCCCAGAACCAGGCGGCGGATTGCGCCGCCCATTGCGGTTGTTCGAGCAGTTCGGGCAAGGCCAGCAAGCGTTCGTCGCCGAACAGCCCGAGGCTGCAACGAAGGTAATTGTCGTGGCCGGTAATCTGAATCAAGCCCCGGCCGCGATACTTCTGACCGTCACCGTCGGGCTGGGTCGAGTTGCCCAGGCGAACGGCCAGGGTTCCGGTGTCGTATTTGCTCAGGTATTGCTCGCTGCCCAGCTCCCGTACATAACGCAACTGCCCCGATGCGTGACCGACCTGGGCCAGGAATGCAGCAATGCGCTTGGGAGTGTCGATGCGGTAACGAGACATCGCGGTGTTCAACGCTGGAATAAAAACGCCCGCTTGGGCGCGGGCGTCGGGCATGATCTTGATGAGTTGCTGTTGCGTAAGGTCCATGTTCGGGTCATCGCACATACATGATCAAAGCTGCCCGGCCAGCCAGGACGGCGCGGCCGGACGGTGTTAAGCGTCAGGAAGAGATCAACCTGCAGCATCCTGCACACACTGCTACCCCTTTGTCTGGAGCGCCATCTGATTGATCCATTGGGGAATGGGAGGACGCTGCAGCACTTGAGGAAAATTTGCCTCCTGGGGCCATTTTCGAAGCGCTTGCATATAACTCAACAAGTCTTTGAATTGTTCATCGGTCAATGTCGATGTCAAACCCAGATCAGCTTCGTCGCGATGGCGCTCACGCAACCACTTGACCATTGTAAATTGCGAATCGCGCCACGCCCGCTCCTTCACAGCGTCGCTTTGCTCCTCGGCAGGAATCGGGATCCCGCCATTTTCGACCCACTCTTCATATTCGCCCCAGTAACGGTGATGACGTGGGATGGAGGTATTGTCATACAGGCGAATGACCGTATCGGGATCAACAGTTAATTGAAAGCTCATAACAGCTCCTAAAGTTCGGCATCTGCCGTGGCATGAATGTAATAAGTTTGCGAGACCAAGCCGTTATCCGAGTTGTGCACCCACGTTCCTCGCGTCGACGTTGCGTAAGCAACGGCGCTGGCTGAAGAAAACTCATCGGAGCCGGAACGCCATTGCCCCAAGGTTCCGTTCTGGGAAGGCCGATACAGGGTGATACTGGGTATGGCCCTTTTTTCGACCTTGAATGGCCACTGAGCCAAAGGCTGTGAAGCCGGCCCCGACTGCCCCATGTTGACAATCGAAATAAGGCACCCCTCCAGGTTGGTCGCGCTACCGGGCGGCGTATCTTGCTTGTAGGTTTTTTCGTAATAGCGCTGACAGAGCAGCAACTCTTCGGCGGGGCTGCGGTTTTCAAACGGGGTAGCGACAGGGCTGTCTTCAAGTTGAACTTGCGCAAGATCAAATGTCTGCAAGACGTTAAGGGGCAAATCAAAAGACAGCATGAGAGAGTCGTTACTCGCAGCGCCGATAAGCTTCCCTGCAATGGAGGGCACCTGAAAAGTCGCGGTGTATTTGGCCCATGTACTCTTGACTTGAAAAGCCGCCACCGGTGTTACAACCGGTACCGAGCCACCATTGCCAAAAAGCTGAGTTACCGTCAGGGCGATCTGTCGCGCTGTGTCTGCCTTGGCCCAAAAACTCACGGTAGCAACCTTGCCTGCCAGCGTCCGAACCGACTCGACCGTTTGGGAAATCTTATGGATGGTTGCCCCCGCTCCGGCAATCACTTGCTGCCAACGGTAAAAAAACCTAGGTTCATGAGGCACCTCGGTTTGTCCTAACAGAAAATTCTGACGGGAAATGTTGACGCCGGCATTGCCGTTCCAATCGCACCGGAAGCGGTCAGTTATAAATGCACCTGAATTGGGATTAGGGTTAGTTGTGCCGCGCTGCCAAATATCAAAGTTGCCGTTAATCAATAGGTTCTTGCGATAGACCTGGGCTGGAAAATTTTGTCTTGGGTCAAGCTTGACCAACGTTCGAATTGCCTCACACAACTGATCATTTCTATCTTCGGCAGGCACCAGTCCAGCCTCGATGATCGTAGTAAGAAGCTCTTGGGTGACGCTATTACCCCACTTGGCGGGTATCAAAGACCCAGGCGTGCCCGCCAGCGGATTTTCATCCACGAACCGACCGTCCACCAGCCCGACGCTGGGAACACTTTTTGGATAATCCATGTCTTGTTTCTCTCTATGAGATGAGGATCACGCGCGAAGGCGTAGCGCCCGGATGGCCGCGAGCGCGTCATCGGCGGTTTGAGTGGCGAGTTCGGCTTTGCCCTTGGCTACGTGCGCGCGAATCTGCGCCTTGGCCTTGAGGCGCAGCTCGCGAAGCGTCAGCAGGTTCGCTTCGAATTCGGCGGCCTTCGCGAGAATCTGGTCCGCTGCCTGCCTGGCTGTGCGGCCCTTGACGACCCAGGCAGAAACCGACAACGGAACAGCTTTTTTCGGGTAGCCCTGATCCTTGAACGCCTGCGCTTCAAGGGCCGCTTGTTGATATTCCAGGGCCCGTAACGGATCACCGGCCAAAACGCGACGGGCGCCGTCGGCAGCCGCATCGACCTTGTCGCACAGGCGCTCGCCTTCCAGGCGCAGCAGTTCAGCAGCGTTCTCGTCGGTCAGCACCCATGTCCCGTCCTCCCAGATGTGGGCCGCAGAGGGCGGAGGCGGACGCAGTCCCTCTTCGTACTGGTGCAGTTCTTGAATGACATTCATCGGATCAGCTCCCAGGACAGATGGACATTGACGGCGTTGGTGAAATTGATGCCGATACCGACGCTGTAGTCGGTTAACGCCTGGTGTGCTTTGATCCCCATGCTGAAGAGCAATTCGTCACTCTCCGCACTGGTTGAGCCCAATGTGTGCTCGGCCTGGTAGGACTGCCAAAGCGAACGCAATTGGTTATGGTCGAAACTCGCGGTGACCGTGGAAACCGTGACGTCATTGACAACGTTGTTGGAAAAGATCGCGCACATTGCCATCGGCACACTTGTCGGGTTCGCCCAACCCACTGGGTTGTTGCCGGGATTTTCCGAGACGGGTGACAGGTAGCTGTAATTGCCCCCAACCCATCCAGCCGGAGCGAACGTCACCGATGTCACCCCATTCGGTGGGGGTGTCGGATTCCCCGCCACAAGCCGCCCCGCACGCGCATGTGGGTCCAGCGGCAGATACACCACCCCGGTGCCATTTACCGTTTGCGTCCAGGTCAATTGAACACGGTTGTAAATCGTGCGGATCGTCGGCAGGGAGCCAGGCGTCCCGGTCACCACCCAGGCCAGGCACATGTCCAGGGGCGTCGATGGGAACCCACCGCCTGCCGCTCCGTTGACGGTGCCTTTCAGGGATTCCGGAGCAAGGTCATACAGGCTTCCGCGCTGCATGTAGAACGTCAGCGCATCACCGACTACCTGCGCCCGCAAAAAGTAGCTGGCGCTGGGCGCCAGATCGGCGCTGCTCCAGGCCGTCGTCACGTAGGTACGTGTCCGTCCCAACCGCCCAGCCACCACCTCCTGCCCGATGCTGACGTACACACCCGCCGGAATCGAGACACGCCCACCACTGGTTGACAGCGCTGCTGGAGTGACGGCCAAACGGCTGTCCGCCGTGGCAATCGTCGGCAACGGCAGCGCTGCGATCGGCAGGGCAAAGTCCTGGTTCCAGCCCTTGGCGGTTACCGTCCGAATCGCCGCGAGCAATTGATCGCTGCGGGTTTCATCCGGCGTCAGATCTCCCGCCTTGATGACATTCACGATCTCCTGCGTCACCCCGTTTCCCCAATCCGCCGGAATCAATGACCCCGGCGTCCCGGTCAACGGATTTTCATCGACGAACTTCCCATTCACCAAGCCGGCGCTGGGTACACTTTTCGGATAATCCATCCGTCTACTCCCTAGTCATAGTTGATGTGAACCTTGGTATGCGCCGGTGCACTGCGGTGAATCAGGCATTCCAGCGCCGAGCCCGGATTGACGCCAAAACGTTCGCCCCAATAGCTCGCACCAAAGCGCCGTCCCAGCAGCAGCCGGCCGCCGGTGTTGAGGGTCCACATGAACTGTGCCTGCCACGTTCCGAAGTGCGCTTCGCCAAACCGTGAACGGCCCATGCGCGGCGCCTTGAGCTCGGTAATCGTTGCGTTGGGGTAACCCTGGCTCCTGGCGATTTCCACGTAATAGGCGATGGCCTGGCTGCCCACCGCCAGCAACCGCCGGCGCACCGCCAGACGGCGATCGTCATACAGCGGCGTGGCGCCAAGGCACGGATCCGGCAGCTCCATCACCCGTTCCCAATCCGGCACCAGCTCGCTCACTCCCGCCGGGTCCATCTCGTTGAGCAGGTCGGCGGCGCGGGCATCCAGGCGCGCCAGCTCCTGGGCGATGCCTTGCAGCACTTCGTCCAGCTCCGGCACGCGCTCCGGGTCCCACGCCGGGCCGCTGGGCAGCAGGCTGCGCAGTTGGGCCTGGTATTGTTCGGCGGTTCTTATCCCAGCCATGTGCAGCCTCCGAAGGTCAGCAACTGGTTGCTGGCGGCGACCACATCGGCGGCGGGTGCGCTGAGCTTGTGGTCGGTTTCGCCGGTGGCGCTGCTGATCGCTTCGGCGATATGACTCAGCAACAGCGTTTCGCCCAGGCCGGCTTCGCGGTTATGCAGGTCGCGCAGTTGAGCCTCGATGGCGGCGCGCACGGCGCTGGTGTCCGGGGTGATGCGCAGCTTGTAGTTCACCGGCACCTGCGTCGGGGCCAGCACATGCAATTCGGCGGTCACCGGACGCAAGGGCTCGATGTAGGCGCGCACCTCCTCCAGTTGCTCGGCGTTGGGGATCGGTTGCGGATCGTCGTCGCGCATCACGAACAGGCCGACGGTGCCCGGCCCCAGGTAGCTGCCGCGACACCAGGCGCGGGTAACGCCGGGGCATTCCAGGGCCCAGGTCTCGTAGTCCTGGGCCGAACCGCCGTGAGGGATGACCCGATAGGAACGGATCACCCTCGACCGCAGCGATTCAAGGCTTTCCCGGGCGACACCGCCGGTCAGCCCTGGCGCCAGCACGGTAAAGCTGTTGCCGATGCCCAACAGCGGCTGCACCGGCGTGAGCACCAGGCCGGCATCGGCATTGCCCAGGCTACCGGCCTCCAGCGCCGCGATGGCGGCGGTGTTCAGGCCGTTGCTGGTGGTTCGCGCGGTGATCACTTTATAAGTACGGCCATCGGCCGCTTGCAGCAGCGTGTCGGCATCCAGCACCGCACCCGCCGTGGCGGTGAAGCTGACGCTGCCGGTGGCCTCTTGGGCGGCCTTGCGCGCCTGGTTCAGGCGCAGCGCGGCGATGCGTTCCAGAGTCGATTCATCGGCCTTGTCCGGCAGGATCTGCTCGGCGATCCAATCCAGATAGCCATACAGGCCATAGGCGGCGCCGCCGAGGGTACGCGCCAGGACCTGGGCGTCGGACTGGC